TATTTCATGGAGATACGCAGGGTTAGTGCGCGCCCATTGTTCATCGCTAGTGATGCCGGTTTGAGCCGTAAAAATTGCACGGGCAACGCGGTCAAGTATGTCGGTCATTTCTTCTCCTCCAGCGCGGCGTCGATCATGTTTTTCCAAATCCCGCCCATAAAAAACCCGTCTTGGCGCAAATTAGCCATTGTACCAACATGCACCATCCTATCCGTAGGCTCCCGCATAGCGGCGATGGCGGCGCGGGCTATAGGTGTGTAGGTCTTCCAACGGTCTTCATCAGTCGCGCCTTCGGGCGGCACCAATGCCCAACCACGCCTATCCGCATCAATAGCCTTCGCCACCCGTTCAATCATGTCGGTCATTTCGGCTCCTCTGCAACATCTGCATTTTGCTTGATAATGCTAGAATATTTCTTGGTCAGAGGAACGTCGCCCCACGCTTTACCGCGCCTAATACGGCTCACAAGCGAATGTGTAATTCCAAACATTTCCGCTATGGCTATATTGTTCATACCGGCGAGGATGCATTCCTTGATCTTTGCGGCTTCCTCTGCGCTCAACTTGGCGTTGCCGTTGTTATGACCATCTTGCGGACCAGTATGGCTACGGCCCTTTTTTACCATGTCATGCGAATTTGCCTTGGTATCACCAAGCCACAAATGCGCGGGGTTGCAACAGGGCGGATTATCGCAAGTGTGACAAGTAAACATGGCACCGGGGTCTCGCTTGTGAGTAACAGCGTAGGCAAATCTGCTTGCTCTGATAGATACATAGCTAACGACCTTAAAATTTCCGTACCCGTTTTTTGAGACGCTTCCAGTCCACGGCCAACAAGCATCCGGGCCATTTGATTTGTCAACGTAATCCCAAAAACGATCAATGATGCGCGGGTTTTTAATATAATCAATAATTGGTATTACGGGCTTTCTCATTTCGGCTCCTCACGGCCAAGCACTAAATACAACAGCTTTTGCGGCCAAATCTTTGCCATAGCGTTACGGCTCATGCCGCGCTTGGCAGACACTTGGATCAACTCCACTGATTTGGTGTAATGCCGTATGTATTTTGCGTCTTCATGGCGAGACGCCCAATCCAACAACTCAGCATTTGGCACGTTGTCTCGCGTTCTCTTGCCAGTCATTCCTGACACTCCCTGAGGACGTAAGCGTAGCCAGCCAGATCGGTACAGGAGTCGCTATGCGTAGGGGTCTGTATAAGACGAGCAATTTTAAGCTGGTTAAGGCATAGGGCAACTTGAATGCCCGTAACCTCTGTATTGAGAACCACCGACCATAGCTTGGCGGTGACCTCCATGTTTTCTTTTGCAGAGCCATATACCCGGCCACGCTCTTGGACGGTCTTCTGGACCATCTCAAGCATCTCAAACCCGGCGCTCATGGCAATTCTAAAGGAGGAAGATCAGCCTCCCAACCCTTAGAACTAACAAAGTTACGCAGTATCCGGTTCTGAAGGAATAACGCCCGTGCGACGTTTTCCCAGTTTGGACAACCCTCTTCAGGGAACAAAACCGTTATGCTACGCGCCCGCCTTGGAGAAAAATCAATATAACCACGCTCTCTAAGAGCGCATACATTTTCGTGTACGCGGGCCTTTGATTTTACGTTTAAGGCTTTGAGCATTTCACTAAAAGTCGGCGCAATACCGTTCTTAGCCATGTAAGAAACAATAAAATCCAAAGTGTCTTTTTGTTTTTCTGTTATGCCCTTCATCCCATCCTCATTTCTGCTCTGGCTGTGGCATTCTGGGATTGGTTTTCGTAGTACCGCATTTCCAGAACTTTTAGTTTAAGGCGAGCCTTGTTAGCGTCAGTCTTTGAATTGACCATGCGCTTGATGTAGTCCGCCCACTCTGGACTTGACCGAACAATTCTTTCGGCCTTTGCGTCCGTCATATCGTTCAGCAGGCTTTTCCTGCGGGCCAATTCTATTGATTTTGTTTCTTCGTACAGACGGGCGGCAGCGTCTTTGTCTACCCAGTCCTCCGCCAGAACACGGTATTGTTCTGAATACGGTTCATTACTCATCTCAACCTCCAATCAATCTAACTACAATCCAATAAATGCCAAAAACTATTGTACCAGTAAGTAGAAGTCCAACAATCGGATACTCATCAAACATTTCTGGCCTTTGCCAAAGCCTTGTCCACCACACTAACGCAATGGTCTACATTTATTGAACCATATGCCGTGATCGGGATGGAATCTAAAGCAGTTCTGCATTCTTTAAGGGCGGCTACCAATTCGCGTTTAACATTTAGCAATTCTTCAACTTCTGTAATTACATCGCCATTGGTTACATGCTCTGGAACTCCAAATGGAGACTTCACAAACAATGGGTTTGTCTTCAAATCTTCGACCGTGCCGTTAAAGACAACGGTAAAAAAGTCACGCACTAAAGACTCCTTTCAAAGGCCATCAAGGCAAGTTTCTCATATGAAATCATGCCATAACCTTCATCGGCAGCGGCCTCTACAATCAAAACCCAGTATCGAGCAGGAATGGAGTTCCTGTGCCGCATCTGTTTCACGGCATGCGGCGTAACCCCCATAACGATGGCAAGTTCCTCGTAGGTGGGCCAAAGGTCGATGATTGTTTTGAATGATGTTTTGGTCATGGTTCGTACCGGTACAGTATGTCCCGTACCAAAGCAAGAACGATTTTACCCCTTGTGTATTTAAGAACAATCTGTAGCTTGCCGGACGGCTAGATTTGATAGGAGATGAAATGGCCTTTGATAAAAGCGCGGAATGGCACGAAGCCCGACGAAGCGGGATTGGCGGCTCAGACGCAAACATCCTTATGGCAGGCGATCCCGAAAAAATTCACCGGCTCTGGCACGAAAAGCTAGGGCTGATGGACCCAGAAGACCTGTCGTGGGTGCTGCCGGTGCAGATCGGCTCATTGACAGAGGGGTTAAACGCCGCCTTCTACACCCACGCTACGGGTCGGGAGGTGACGGACAGGAACCTCCAAATGGTGGCACCCAGTATACCCTACATGCGCTGCGAACTGGACGGTATGACTACTACAGGGGCCGGACATCCGGCGATCTGGGAGGCAAAGCACGTTAACGCCTTCAGCAATGCGGACGAGGTTAAGGTGCGGTATATGCCCCAGCTTCACCATAATATGCATATTGCAGGTGCGAAGTGGGCTGTTCTCTCTTTGTTCCTAGGCACTCAGAAACATGAAATAATCGAAGTCGAGCGCGATGATGGGTATCTGATGACCCTGCTGGACGTTGAGAAGCGGTTTTGGGACTCGGTGACATCCAACACCATGCCAGAGGGGTTCGCCCCGCAGGAGGCTCCTGTGCCATTTGAGGCCCTTCGGACAGTAGACATGACCGGCAATAACGTCTGGGCCATGCATTCTGTCGATTGGCTGGCACACAAGGATGCCGCAAAGACCCATGAAAATGCCGCTAAGGCCCTCAAAAGCCTGATTGGCAACGATGTTGGTAAAGCGACCGGTTACGGAGTTCAGATTAAACGGAACAAGGCCGGATCATTGATGATAGCGATGGAGAAGTAGATGAAAACTAGTACCGATACAGACAAGATTATCCCTGCGTACATTAAAGCCGAGCATACAATTGGCTCAGTCAAGAAAACCGCTAGTAACCCTCATTTCAAGAGCAAATACGCTAACCTTGAAGCGGTTATGGAGGCCTGTTCAGACGCTCTGGACAGGAACGGCTTGGCTATTTGGCAGTCCATCACTGAAGAGGGCGACCGGCTAATTACCCGCCTGTACCACACCTCTGGGCAATGGATGGAGGGCTATACCCCCCTGATCATTGCCAAGAACGACATGCAGGGGCTGGGGAGTGCCTATACCTATGCGCGTCGTTATGGACTGATGGCAATCATGGGAATTGCCCCTGAAGATGACGATGGCAATGCAGCGTCTGCAACCATCATCCCGCTTCCTGTAAAGAAAGCCGAACCAAAGAAAGTAGAAGTTGCCCACGTTGAGGAAGCAAAATCCATACTTTCAGAGGTCAAGCAAATTTCAGACGCCAAAGAATTAGATTGGTTTCTGAAAAAGAATGCCCAGCGGATTGCAGATATACGCGAGGCTAGCACTGTAACTTATGAATATCTGCACCAACGTATTGATGAACGTCGTCAAGAGATTAACAAGGAGATTAAAAATGCCTGAGTATGACAACACAAATAGCGGCGTCCTGTTCAAGAACGACAGGAAGGAGAAAGATACGCACCCAGATTATACTGGGAGTTACACTTTTGAATGCCCCCATTGCAATTTAAAATCAGAACATTGGTTATCTTCTTGGATTAAGGAAGGCAAGAAGGGCAAATTCATGAGCATTGCCAATAAGCCAAAAGATGTTCCCAAGACTAACGCCCCAGTTGGTAGCAAGCCTGTAAGACATTCCGAAATTGACACAATCGGACTGGACGACGACATCCCTTTTTAGCGCCCGTGGACATGGTAGGAGCCGTTCTAAAGATGTTTCCCGGCTCCACCATTGTTCGCGTTTCCAAGGTAAAAAACAGTGAATGACCCGCAAAAATATCTTTCTCAGGCGGCTATTAACAGGCACGAACTACACGAAAATCATTCGTCCAGCCGACCGCTTTCTGATAATTATGAAGGCGTTGGAATAGACGGAGAAGTTGCCTTCTCCATGTTTAGCGGCATAGCCTGTGATTTGTCAGAGCGGCCCGGAGGAGACAAAGGGATAGATTTTGTTGTCCCGCTGCTATTCACGGTGGACGTAAAAACCGCTAGGAAGGCATACCATCTTATTCACGAAACCGGAAAAAGTTTTGCCGATATTTATGTATTGGCAGAATATAACGGTGAGGGTAAGCCAGCGACACTTTTGGGCTGGGAATATGGTTCCAAACTAAGCAAAGCCCCGACAAAAGATTTTGGGTATGGTATAATAAACCATTACATTCATAAATCTAAACTCCGCCCAATGACAGAACTCAAAAAGAGGGTAGCTAGATTTACACATGATGCAACGTAGGCCACGAGTAATGGACAAGAAGCATAAGGGCTACATAGCCCAGCTTCCGTGCGTCATCTGTGGGACTGTAGGAGTACATGTGGCCCATGTCAGATACCCGGATGCAAAGGAAGGGGTTTCGCATACAGGTATGGGGCAGAAGCCAGATGATTGGAGAGTAGTGCCTTTATGTCCTAGGCACCATGTGCATGGGCCAGAGGCGCAGCACTCCATGGGGGAGGAGGAGTTTTGGCAAGAGAATGGGATAAACCCCTACGCTCTTGCCAAGGCCCTCTTCGCCGCCAAGGGCGACGTACCTTTTATGGTACAGCTAGTCTTTAAAGCGCGGACGCTATTCCCCGCGAGATAGATTTCTCTTATCTAATTGCTCAAGTAGCATGACGCGAACATGAAGATCGTTGATCTCGCGCTGAAGGGTGTCTTTCAAAATAGCGCGGCGTTCGGCGGAAAGCGGGCTGTCCGTGGGGGTGCCTTCCTTGGTGATAAGCGCGGGCATCGCGCTCTCGATCTTTACCAGCCGCTCATTGGTAGACGACACCTGCCCCAGCAGCCAAGCTAAAGCCGCCACTATGATTGGGATTACCGCTTTTAGTACGTCTGCCCAAGCCATGCCGCCTCCTACGTCCAAGCAAAGATAATAACACCACCGCCAACCGCGCCAGCAGTGCCGGGGGCGCTCGCACCATCTGCGCCAGTACCATACGCCGTGCCACCAGAGGCACCGCCAGCGCCGCCGGGGTTGCCGCTGCTCATACTGGCGGTGCCATTGCCGCCAGCAGACCCGCTGGTGTTGGTAGAGCCGCCAGAGGCCGTACCGGCAGTGCCGCCAGCGCCGCCGCTACCAGAGTCCGCGCTGCCACCAGCGCCGCCACCGCCGCCCGTGAGGGACACCGCCCCGGCGGCAAGCGAACCCGTAGTGGTTGAAGAAACGCCGCCAGATGTACCAACAGAATAAGCTATTGTCGTACCCCAATCGCCGGAAGCGACCGCTCTGGTAATGATCGAATAGCCTGCACCGCCGCCGCCGCCGCCGCTATTATAGATGTCCGAGCCGAAGTCGGTATACGAGCCACCGCCAGAGCCACCAGCGCCGACCACAGTAATAGTCACACTGGAAGCACTTGTCGGAACGGTCTCGTTACCCGAACCGCTGGTGTAGGTGTTGGTTACTGGCGTGAAGTTAACTGTACCAGCCAGTTTGGAGAGCGGTATCGGCAGGCTGCTTGGCACAGCCCCATTAACGCCCGTTGTTCCAGCGGGAACATAAGCGCCGCCAGCCAAATATGAACTGAGCGAGCCGGGACCGCCAAATATGGCTACAACACTTGTAAGTTGCGCCGGATTTGAAACAGGCATGTTTAACCCTTCAGCGCCTTAACTTCGGCCCGCAGTTCTTTGATCGCTTCAACCAGCAACGGGATAACGCGGTCATAGGCGACGACCAGATACTCAGGATCAACGGACCATTGGCTGACAGCTTCCGGCAAGACTTCCTGTAGGTCTTGGGCAGACAAGCCAACCTGCTGATTTTTCCCAACCTGACCCAGCCAACGGGCCTTGTCGTTGTTGCGATAGTAGAACCCGTTCAGGGCGTCCACCTTGTCCAGCGCGTCTGTAATTGGGCCGGAAACGTCCTTCAGCCGCATGTCAGATGTGGCCGTGAAATCCACGGCAGTATAGGAATTGCTGCCGTTCAGGGCGTTGGCAGTACCCGCTGTGGCAACGGTTTGAGAGGCAATGTTGCTCGATGTGATAAACGTGCCGCCCCCAGCAGGGTTGGTAGCCGTTGCGGCGTTGCCCGTGCAACTGGCTGACGAGCCAAGGATGCTGATATTCCAGCTTGACCCGGAAGCGTCGCCGCCCGTCCTAGTCGGGACATCAAGGTTTGCCCGCGCACCAGCAGCCGTAGTAGACCCAGTGCCGCCGTTGCCGACTACCAAGGTCCCGGCAAGGGTAATAGCGCCGCCCGTAGCAGTAGAGGGCGTCAGGCCCGTAGAACCCGCGCTGAAACTAGTAACGCCTGAAGAAATACCGGACCATGCCAGAGTGCCGCTGCCGTTAGTGGACAGGAAGGCCCCTGCCGCGCCGTCCGCAACCGGGAGGGTGTAGGTAGTGCTGCCAGCCGCCGCAGCCGGGGCAAACCCAACGTAACCGCTCGTAGAGCCAGATAAGCGCAGGGTCCCCTTAACGTCCAGCCTAGAGCCGGGAGAGGAGGTCCCAATACCCACATTCGTGCCGGTATGAACAAAGTTAGCCGTACCAGCCAGCACACCGCCGCTATTGTACTGGACCGCAGTCGTGACCCCAGCCGCATAGGTGTTTGCAACTGCAACATTGGTGCCGTCACAGGCAATAATTACGCTGGCGGTCTGGGCAATCGACACCGTAGTGCCGCCACC